CCTGACACAGTGCGGTTAATAGATACCATTGATTTGACTAGGATCGAGATTGATGCGCTTTTTCCAGCTACTGGAGATCGTTGCTTAACGCCAATAGGATTCTTAGCTTCTTCGGTGTCTCCGGGCTCTATAGAGAAGACTATGTATACCAAGTTACCGACGTTTGATAAGATACATCCACACACCACTCGACCAACACTATCGCGACAAGAAGTTGCACGGCTAGGGATTCCTGATCCGTGCAAACAGCAGGTGGAAAAGTATGGACGCATGACCGTCCCTTTCGCCGCTGACATTGAAGAAGCAGTAGGCTGGAGAGTTCGTACACTCTGGAATGAATCGTTAGATCGATACAAAGAGCGTGAACCGCAATTGCAAACTGAAGCTGAAATTATAGCTGGTAATGTAAATACTGACTATATACGTCCGTTGAATAAAGACTCCTCTATGGGGTATCCTTTCTCTCGCCGTGCAAAACAAGCAGGTAAAAGAGATTTTATGGATTTCGAGAACGGAACTATTATAGATAGTGAATTCAGAGCCACTGTAGATGAAGCAGAAGCAAAGCTTTTGAAAGGTGAACGTCCTATGTTCTTCTGGCAAGACTGTAAGAAAGATGCCCGTGTACCGACAGAGAAAGTGTTAAAAGGGAAGCAACGCATGTTCGTTATATCACCATGCGCCCTTACATATATCTGTAAAAAGTATATGGGCGACTTTATCGCCGCAACAATGGCAGCACACAATGATAATTCGTGTGCGGTGGGAATAAATCCGGAAGGACCTGAATGGGCCCATCTAAGAAACCGTTTGTTCCCATTTGGAGGCCGACGCGTGCGAGAAGGAGACCAGAGTAATTACGATGGAGCTATCCTTAATCAGTGGGCTCGAGTATTGCTTTATACTATGCAAGACTTTTATAAGGACGAATTCTTTGACATGAGGGCTATTTTATTTACCGAGTTGTTGCAATCAGTTCATATCCTATTTAATTCGTTAGTAGGAACCTGGATTGTTTACTCTAAGCATCACGGAAATAATTCTGGGAGTGTACTGACTACTATCTTTAACTCCCAACCCAATGATTGTATGATGAGAGCGTGCTTTATGGAAATGTATTTGAATATAGCATTCGACGGACCACTATTACCAATGCTCGTCAACGGACAAAATCGACTACTCAAACCGGATAATTCAGAAGAAGACCTGTGGGATGAGTATGACACAAGAGGAACAAACGTTATGGATGTGTATGACGCAAATGTCACAGGAGTGTACTTTGGCGATGATGATATAGGCGAATCCTCTGAAGCTGTAGATTACTTTAATATGGTTAACATCGGTACAGTAATGACCGTACATGGTTTCCAGTATACTATGGCTACTAAAGGGGATGAAGTTGTACCATTTGTCAAGATGGATGAAGCACAATTCCTAAAACGAAAGTTCCGACAAGACCCAGAATATGCAGATATTTGCTGGGCTCCAGTTCAATTGGAACCAATTTTCGAACTTATGAACTGGACAAAAGAAGGC